CAAGACCCTACCAATCACAGTCCACAAAAACGGCGCAGTGACCTACAAAGGTTATGCAGTTATGAAAAATCCTCTAGGAAATTGGGGATTATATAACATGCATAGTAAAGACTGCATAGAACAATTCTACCTCAGAACCAGTGCTATCATGGCTGCCAAAGCCCACGATCAAACTAGACTGGAAAGAATGTTCGAAATCAAACATTTAGACAATCGATACTGGGCTAATTTTTGTGATAGCCAGACATATAAGCACAATATTAAAACAGCGAAAGATTTTGACAGATACTTGGTATTGTTAAATAAACTTGAAAATACACAGCAGTTGGCAGACTATTATCGAGAAGAAATCGCCAAGATGTTTAAGTGGAGTTTTGTATAAATACTAGAACAATAGCTTAGGGATACCACCATGGAAATCAGAGAATTATCGAAGCCACTAACCAGCAAGCGCATAAACGAAAGTTTGGCCAAGCAATTTGGTTACAAACTAAACCTTGAACAGTTCAGCGATGTTCAGTTAGAAGATGCACGTAATAAATTACGTACAAAATTAAGCCAGCTTGAGCTAAGTGAAAACTATGATAATGTTAACGAAAATCCACAGTATCAAAAGACCCGTGTAATGCTAGACTGTATCAATACAGAGATCATGGAGCGCGAAGAAGGCAAATGTTCAAAATGCCATCATGATCCATGCGATTGTGTTGAAGAAGGCATGCATGATGAAAAGGCCGACAAGAAAGCAGAAATGCACAAAAAGCTACAGGCACAGAAATTAAAATCTAAAGCAAAAGAACACAGCGTTCCAGAAAGCTGGATCAATAGTGCATTAAACAGAATAGAACTAGGCGAAAGCGATGAAGATGAATTTGTTGCAGAATTAACAACACGTTATGACCTAAGTGAAAATGTTGCTAATTATATCGTATATCTAGCAGAAGGCGAAGAAGAAAAAGCTGAAGTTATCATGGCCACCAAAGATATGGTTGACCGTGTCACTGGTTGGTTGGAAGACACAGCACAGATGAAAGCTGAACAGCTATTAGAATTAACAGACTCTATAAGAGAAGCATTGGGCAGTGATGTTGCCCAACAATATACAGATGCTGTAAAACCAGCACTAGAAGCAATCTATACAGCTATCGAAACAAGTCGTCAGGGACTACAAGGCGCACTAGCACTAGTATCAGGCGGTGAAGCACCAACAATGGGTGGTGCACCAACAATGGGAGCACCGGCAGATGAAGTTCCAGCAGGAGGCAACCCTCCTCCACCAGGCGCAGAAGCAGGCCCAGAAATGGCTCCTCCAGCAGGCCCAGAAGCCACAGGCAGAGAAAAGCGTGAATCAATTGACTACAGCCGTAGACTAGGCATGTTATTGGCTTCATCAAAAAAAAAGTAATTAGTGAAACAGCAGATCCCTTAGTTCTTACACTAAGGGCTCTCCAATCTAGCGCAAACAATCAAAACGTCGAAAGTCCCATGACATGGGATGCTATCAATAAGATGGGTCAAGACTACGGCGCACCCGATATAGACTATGACCGCTTCGCGGCACGTTGGGAAAGTGACCCTGTACTAAAACAACTAGTAGCTAGATTTGATGGCCAGGGTGTAGTTATCAAGACCAACAAGAAAGCCGATCATCCTATGCAAGGCGAACCTCCTAAGCCAGGAGAAGTCGCTAAAATGGCTAAACGTGCCACAGCAAAAGCTCTAAGATAGTTGACAACTCGTCGATTTGTTATATAATAGCGTATGACCCTATTAACAGAAAGGTATGTCTACACACCTATAAATCGTGAAAGTGTAGAAGGCAAACGCTTATACGCGACACCGGATGGATCAAAAGTACCTAGTGTAACTACCATCTTAGACCGAACCAAACCCGAAGAAAAACGCATCGCATTGGCCAATTGGCGTAAGGCTGTCGGTGAAAAGAAAGCTCAGGAAATCACTACTGAAGCTGCCAATCGCGGAACTCGCATGCACAAATACCTAGAGGATTACGTTAAAACTGGTGCAATACAACCCCCAGGAACTAATCCCTACAGTAAGCAGAGTCATGCTATGGCCGAAGTTGTTATTCAGCAAGGCTTGTGCAATGTAAATGAAATATGGGGTGTAGAAGTTCCTTTGTATTTTCCGGGATTATATGCAGGAACTACTGATGGACTAGGTTTGCATCTTAATGAACAAGCTATTATCGATTATAAGCAAACTAATAAACCCAAAAAGGAAGAGTGGATTGAAGATTACTATCTACAATTAACTGCTTATGCCCTAGCACATAACGAAGTACACGGAACTAACATACGCAAGGGTGTAGTGCTAATGTGTGTACAACCCAAGCTGAACGAAAAGCTGGAGATGATAGACACTCCTGTGTATCAAGAATTCATACTTAAACCTGAAGATTTTAGCTATTGGGAACGCCGTTGGTGGGATAGAGTCGAAGAATACTACGGTAAGAACTGATAAATATCCTATATAGAGGATATCTCATGGCCGTTTATCAAATTAGCCGCATACAAGTCAGACGCGGACAATCCCTTCAAGGAACAGGAATTCCACAGCTTGCCAGTGGTGAAATGGCATGGGCCGTGGATACACAAGAATTATATATTGGTAATGGAAGTGTTAGTGAAGGCGCACCGTTTGTCGGTAACACTAGACTGTTATCTGTAAATGATATTTCCACTTATGGCAATATTCTATCAATTGGTCAATATTCATATAAATTAACAGATAGCACTATACAATCAGGAGTAAGTGCAAGCGCACCTGTATTTAGAACTTTACAACAACGTTTTGACGATATTGTAACTAGTGAAGATTTTGGAATGGTGGGCGACAATTCCACTGACAATGCGCCAATGTTTCAACAGGCAATCAACACACTGTTTCTAAATCCATCGCATCAAGCCAGCAGTCAAACTGTAGCAGGTGCAGGCGCCAGAGTAGTGTTACAAATTGCTCCTGGCATCTATAATATAAGCAAGACAATCTACATCCCTAGCTATGCAACTATCGTAGGTTCGGGTCCTGAAAAAACTATCTTCAATTATGTACCACTAACTGGTGATACATCCCCTATGTTTCAATTTGTCAACGACACTAGCAGTCCAGGCATTTATAATGTAACAAGTGGACTTCAAGCTACTAATCAACCTAAATATATACAGATGAATAATTTTGCCATCAACTTACCTAATGGCACTAATATCGGTATGCAACTTGATTCCGTCAAAGATGGAATATTTGAAAACATAAGCATTGATAGCACTACTACTAATTTTACGGTTTACAATACAAGCAATATAGGAATCGTTCTTAATGCCTTTAGTGCTATCGTAACTTGTGAACATAATGTATTCAATAATGTATCAATTAGAAATACCACTACTGCGGTATATGCGCAACAAGACATACTTAACAATACGTTCAATAACTTTTACATCTATGATGCTCAGATTGGGTTTAGCCTAGGAACAGGATCCCTGGGAGGTTCAGTAACAGGACAACAATATGGTCCACAGCAAACTACTATCAATAACAGTAAATTCAACAAGGTTAGAAAACAGGCTGTATATCTAGAGCGTGGCGAATTTAATATTGTCACTAATTGTAAAATGACAGACGTTGGAAACAACGATCAAGGTCCTGCATTGCCTTTATATCCACAGATATATTTCAAGACCGTAGGAAATACAGTTTCGAATATCGTCAGCGATCGAGCAGACAATCTGGTTACTACAAATTCTAATCCGTATGTTCCAGAAATATCAGGAAATGTCTACTACCAATATTCAACAGTTAATAGTCTAGCGATTGGACAAATTAATACGGCGATAACATTATTTAGATTACCTGCATCTACTGATCAATATGGAACACCTAACGGTACTATTTCATATGATATTAACTATGTCTATAAGAGTACTGTAAATAGTTTTAGCAGAACAGGAAATCTATATCTAGCCGCAGATATCAATCATTCACAGATATCGCTATCCGATGACTATAACTTCGCAGGTAGTGACAGTTCTGATTCAATCGCACAGGTACTAACATTTAGCGCAGTCTATTTGGCACAAGATGGAAGTTTATATACGGCCGCCGCAGGGCAAGTTGCTACTACCATAGCTATCCAATATACCAATACTCTTACCAATGACTCCGGTGTATTGAACTATTCTTATACAGTCAATTCGCACACTACTTGATTGTCAAACTCCTAGACTTAAACAAAAACTACGTATATAATTAGTAACTATATCGTGATAATGTCTAGCCATCTAAAAAAATTAAAAAAAATCGGCTGAAATCAACAGTTAAGAGCCGATTTGTAATAAGTTTCGGCCGATAAAAATCGATCACTAAATACTACCTGAATATAAAAATATTACATAGAAAGCACAATGACCCAGATTACAGTAATTAAGAGAAGTGGACAAAGAGAGCCACTAGCAGTTGAAAAATGGCAAGCGCAGATTGCCAAGGTATGCCAAGGAATTGCCGATGTCAGTCAGAGTATGATTGAAATCAAAAGCCAACCTCATTTTTATGACGGTATTACCACAACAGAGATTGATAACATAACGTTACGTGCTATTGTAGATCTAATCGATGTCGAATCTAATCCGGATGTAGGTCATACTAACTATCAATACGTAGCAGGTAAACAAAGATTGAGTATGCTACGAAAAGATGTATACAGTTCGTATACCGTTCCAAACCTTTTCTCTATTGTGCAACGTAATGTTGACATAGGTTTATATACGCCCGAATTATTAGAGTGGTACAGCGAAGAGGACTGGAATAAAATGAATGATATGCTGGATCACGAAAAGGATGAACAGTATGGATATGCGGCTATCGAGCAGTTGATAGAGAAGTACCTGGTACGCAATCGTGCGACAAAGGAAATTTATGAAACTCCACAAATTAGATATATTATTGCCGCGGCTACTGTGTTCCATAAAGAAGAACCGAATAGCGCAAGGATGCGTTACATTAAAGAATACTATCAGGCAGCATCCGATGGCCTGTTTACTCTCGCTACACCTGTGCTGGCTGGCCTTGGCACTCCGACTAAGCAGTTTTCTAGTTGTGTGCTTATCCGCAGTGACGACGATCTGGATAGCATATTTGCTTCTGGAGAGATGATGGCCAAGTATGCTAGCAAACGTGCTGGCATTGGTTTAGAGATCGGCCGTTTACGTCCATTGGGTAGTCCCATTAGAGGCGGTGAGATCATGCACACTGGTATGATACCATTCTTAAAGAAATGGTTCGGTGATCTTAGAAGTTGCAGTCAAGGAGGTATTCGTAATGCAAGTGCTACTGTATTTTATCCCATTTGGCATCATCAGTTTGATGACCTTATTGTTCTTAAGAACAACCAAGGCACAGAGGAAACAAGAGTTCGACACATGGACTACGGAGTTGTCCTTAGCAAATTCTTTTGGAGAAGATTTAAGAACAAAGAAAATATCACGTTCTTTGATCCGAATGAAGTACCTGACCTATATGAAGCCTTTTATCGTAACACAACGCAATTTGAAGAATTGTATGTAAAATACGAAAAACGTACAGACTTGCGTAAGAAAATAATGACCGCTGAAGAAGTATTTAAAGGTGGTATTCTTAAAGAGCGTACAGATACCGGACGTATCTATCTTGTGTTCATAGACAATGTACAGAATCAAGGCCCATTTGATCCTGAATTCCATACAATCTATCAAAGTAACTTATGCTGTGAAATTCTACTGCCCACTAAATCATTTAAGCGTCTTGACGATGAGGATGGCCGCATAGCGTTATGCACTCTTGGATCTATCAACTGGGGTGCATTTAGAAATCCGGAAGACATGCGCAGGGCATGTAGAATTTTACAACGTAGTCTTTGCAATATACTCGACTATCAAGATTTCTTAAGTATTCAGTCTAAGTTAAGCAATGATGAGATATCGCCGTTGGGTATTGGAGTGACTAATCTAGCCTATTGGCATGCCAAACGTGGTATGAAGTATGGTGATAAAGATGCGCTACAAGAAGTTAAAGCATGGATGGAACATCAAGCATACTACTTAACAGAAGCAACAGTAGAACTAGCCAAAGAACGTGGAGCGTGCCTACATAGTAGTCAGACACGCTACGGCCAGGGGATCTTTCCCTGGGAACTACGAGCTGAAGGTGCTAATGAACTAGCAGACTTCACACCTGAACTTGACTGGGAAACACTGCGTACTAATATGAAACAATATGGAGTTAGAAATGCTACACTTATGGCTATTGCTCCAGTGGAGTCTAGTAGTGTTGTTATTAATAGTACTAATGGAATAGAAATGCCTATGAGCTTAATTTCGGTTAAGGAAAGTAAGGCAGGATCCTTTACACAAGTTGTACCTGAATATCATAAATTAAAAAACAAATATCAGATGATGTGGGAACAAAAAGATTGTGACGGTTATTTAAAGACAGCCGCAGTTCTTGCCGCCTATGTTGATCAGGCTATATCTGTAAATACTTTTTATAACCCCAAACATTTTCCTGACAGAAAAGTTCCAACTACATTGATAGCAAAGAACTTGATGCAGGCACATTACTTTGGTATCAAGACCTTCTATTATAGCCTTATAAATAAAGCAGGTAGTAAGGCAGATGATGAGATTGCTCCAGTCATGCCACTTGAACACATTAATTTTGACGACGAAGAGGGATGCGAAAGTTGCAAATTGTAGAATGGAAAGAACTAAAGGAAGCAATATGAATTTATCTGATACAGTTGAAATAAATTACAAAGTAACTTGTGTGTATGATGATATGACTGTTATTATGGAAAACGGAAAAGAAATATCTTGCACTTATCAAGATAACAGAATTAAAATTGACTACTACAGTCCAACTTTTTACCCAGGAACAAAATAAATGTCAAAACAACAATATGATTTAAGCAAACCAACTGATTATCTTAATCGTAAGATGTTCTTAGATCCTGCAGGTCCAGTCACAATACAGAGATTTGAGGAGACTAAATATCGTAAGATTGCAGACTTTGAAGCGACAGCCCGAGGCTTCTTCTGGCAACCTGAAGAGATTAGTCTTACCAAAGACGCCAATGACTTTAAGGATGCAAGCGATGCGATTAAACATATTTTTACTAGCAATTTACTCCGTCAAACGGCACTTGATAGTTTGCAAGGTCGTGGACCCAGCCAAATCTTTACACCTGTTGTCAGTTTGCCGGAACTCGAAGCCTTAGTATATAATTGGACATTTTTTGAAACGAACATTCACAGTCGTTCGTATAGCCACATCATACGTAATATCTACGGTGTACCTAAAGAAGTATTCAACACAATACATGATACACAAGAAATTGTTAACATGGCTTCTACTGTTGGAAATTATTATGATGCATTACACAGAATAAATTGTTCATCCGAACTGGGAATCAGTGGCATTACAGAAAAGATGCACATTAAAGCAATCTATATGGCCTTACATGCTAGTTACGCACTAGAAGCATTCCGCTTTATGGTATCATTCGCTACAAGTTTAGCCATGGTGGAGAATAAGATCTTTATTGGTAATGGAAACATTATCAGTTTGATTTTGCAAGATGAACTTCTACACAAGGCCTGGACTGCATTTATTATCAATCAAGTAGTAAAGGAAGATAGCAGGTTTGCAGAAATCAAAGCAGAGTGTGAAACAGAAGTGTATCAAATGTACATGGATGTTATTAGAGAAGAAAAAGAATGGGCTGACTACTTGTTCCAAAAAGGACCAGTCATTGGACTCAATGCTAACATTCTAAAAGATTTCATGGATTACACGGCCGCCGCCGCATTAAAAGATATTGGAATTAAATATCAAACAAATTCACCTCGCAGTACACCAATTCCTTGGTTTACTAAACATACCGATACAAGTAAAAAACAAACAGCATTACAAGAATCCGAATCGACAAATTATGTGATTGGTGTAATGGGCGAAGGTATTGACTATGAAGCATTGCCTGCGCTATAATACATAAAAGGAAATAATATGACAGCTATAGTATGGAGCAAGAATCAGTGCCCTTATTGCGATCAAGCAAAGGCACTATTAAAAATGAAGGGCATCGCATTTGAAGAGCGTAATATCCAAAAAGATTACACACGTGAACAACTACTGGAAGCAGTACCCAATGCCAGAACTGTGCCACAAATCTTTTTAGATGATAAATTAATTGGCGGGTTTACAGAACTCAAAAAACATTTCGAAAAGGTATAATATGTTAATTTCAAAAGGCGTAGCAGTAGGCGAAGTTATTACACTTAAACTTACATCAGGCGAAGAATTAGTTGCAAAACTAACAGAGGAAACTGATAGCTACTACAAACTATCAAAACCAATGGTAATTGGTATGGGACAACAAGGCCCAGTCTTAATGCCATACTTGTTTACAGTCAGCCCAGAGGCTGATGTAAAACTTTCTAAGATCACAGTAACAGTTGCCGAACCAACTGATCAAGCATTTGCTAAACAGTTTTTAGAGTCAACTTCGGGAATTAAACTAGTATAAATATTAGTATGCCAGGAATAGCATTATCTGCCGGAAAAAGCTCTGTAGCCGCAACTGACGGCGCACAGGGCGATGGATGCGCCTTTAATAGAGGTGGAGCATACGCTTGGCATTGGAACACTCCAACAACACAAGCTAGTGATGCTGGTAGCGGTAATGTATTTGTAAATGGCATTGGTGTGGTCAGACAAGGTGACGCAATGGTAAGCCATCCAGACGGAAACCCTTGCGTAAGTAGCCCGGTCGACCATGCTCCAACATTAAGCACATTCAGCGGCAATGTTTTTGTTAACGGCAAAGCAATTGGTCGCATTGGTGACAAATACGATTCAGATGGACATTATGATCACACTATTACTAGCGGATCAGGAAATGTTTCAGCCAATTAAATAGACATTTATTTTCTGTCAGCATACAATAACAATAAGTACTCTGTACTTGCCTAAAAGGAGAAATTAATGGCTACAAACAAATATTCAGAATTCACAAAATTAGTAGAAGCAATGGAAGGCGACTTCGAAAAATTCTACGATAAAGAAGTCGGCGCTGCCGGTACCCGTGTTCGTAAACATTTGCAAGAACTTGCAAAGTTATGTAAAGAAGCACGTAATGATGTTACAGCAGTTAAAAACGCTCGTAAAGAAGCCAAATAAGTCAACTAAATATAAGTCTAAGGCGTTGTATTAGTATACGCTTAAAGGAGTAGTATTATGAAAAAGTTATTTTTGGCTTTGTCATTATTGGCAATAGTAGGAACCGCAACAGCTCAAGCTCACGAAGGATTTCGTTATCGTGGTGGATGTTGCTATCGTGGTGGATATGGGTTAGGTTGGGTTGCCCCAGCTGTAGTAGGTGGAGTAATAGGTTATGAAATCGCTCAACCACGTACAGTAGTTGTAGAACAACCTCCAGTTGTTTATACACAGCCTAGTGTAGTTTATACACAACCAGCTGTTCAAGCACCTCCTCCAAATATGCACTGGCAAGAAATGATCGATCCACAAACTGGTGTACATAAAATTGTAGCTGTTCCAAACTGATACACACAAACGGGCGCACCTAGATAAATACTTGTATGAAAAACAAGTATGGTTTAACTAAAGTGTGCCTTTTTTGTGAATCTAGTTTTATAACTAAACCTAGGTTTCTAGATTATTGTTCTCAGAAATGTAAAAATCCTCTTAATAGAGGAGAATACGATCCTTGGAATAAAGGTATAAAACTAACAAGCGAACAAAAGGCAAAGCAAAACCTCAATGGACTTAAGAAAGGTTGGGGTTGGAATAAAGGCGGAACTAATGAAATAGCTCGTCAGCGTTTCCTTACTAATAATCCCAATAAAGATGGCAAATTAAATAATCTGCGTCCAAAGAATCCAATTACAGAACCCCTTAAGCTATATCGTAGCCAAGTTCGTTATTATACATACCGAACACTTAAAGAAATGAAAGAAGCCGGTGAATGGGTACCAAAAACAGGTAAGTATAAAGATAGCTGGCAAATAGATCATATTATTCCGCATAGACAGGGTTTTGAATTAGGCATAGACCCTTTGTTATTAGGCGGAAAAAAGAATATACAATTTATCAAAGGCGAAGAGAACAGGAAAAAATGGGACAGCTATCAACCCATTGAAGTAGTAAAGTTTATTACAGGAGGTAGTTATGGCTTACAGTGAAAAATTATTGGATCATTATGAAAATCCAAGAAATGTTGGATCACTCGATAAAAATGATCCCAACGTTGGCACAGGACTCACCGGAAGTCCGGCCTGCGGAGATGTAATGAAGTTGCAAATTAAAGTCGAAGACGGAATTATTGTAGATGCAAAATTCAAAACCTATGGCTGTGGCAGTGCTATTGCAAGTTCATCTCTAGTAACTGAATGGCTAAAAGGACAAACTCTTGAACAAGCAAGTACAATTAAAAATTCAGCGATTGCAGAGGAACTATCTTTACCTCCGGTAAAGATACATTGTTCAATCCTAGCGGAAGATTCATTGAAGTCTGCCATTGCGGATTATAAACAGAAAAACAATCTACATTAGATGATTATCGTAAC